TCTTGGGGGTGTGCGTTGTGGTTCCCGATCACACTTGCTCCCGTATAACAATCAGGCTGTCCGGTTTCAATCAGGCTTGACTGTTTATTCCACATAGTCTCTTTATGCAAGGGGGTCGGGGGGCCAATTTACATACCCCGCCGCGAAGGGTGCCACTCAGACTTGAGAAAAGGCCAAATAAAGCGCTTTAATGCTGGGGGGTGCAAATAAGTCTGAAAACCAGACATACCGTGGCTTTGCGACGTTTAATTGTGAGACATATAACGGGGGGAGTAGACAGATGTGCTCAACGCAGTTGCCATGCCGGAGGCATAACAGTAAATAATTAACAAATATGAAAGAAATATGTCGAAAAGTATTGACTTTGTCTTAAAAATATGGTACAATAATACTATAAAGAAGAAAAGATAAACCTCTTTAGCTCTTTCTTCTTATTAAGTGTAGGTTTTTAGTGTACTGTTTAATGTACACTATCCATCCATCCAGTAGCAAAGCTATCAGTCTAATTTATGTACCTTAAGGAGGTGATCTGTGTCTACACCGAAGTCTGGGAACCCTGTAGGGAGGCCAAAGGCTAAGAAATTACCTCGCGGTCGCCCTAAAGGACAGGAAACCATCATGCGAGAATACCGTATGAGGATGCTCCAGTCTCCCAAGTCGTCTAAGGTGTTGCAAGCTGTTCTGGACACTGCATGTGACCCAGAGCATAAGAACTGGGCAGCAGCCTCTAAGCTGGTAGTGGAGAGGTTGATGCCCTTGCAGGCGTTTAATGAAATTAAAGCAGAGAACAACAAGATAGAGATTAACATTACAGGTCTAGCTGCTACTGTCTCAACGGAAGATACAGTGGAAGCTGAGTTTACGGAGGTTGAGGAGGGGTGAAGATCATTCTAGCCTCTATTCTACTGGCTCAGACTGTATCACCTATCAGTGGTTTGACTGTATGTGAGCTTGTACGCAAAGCTATCAGTCTCGGAGCAACCTATGAAGAGATTGAAGCAGTACTTAAAGGACACTCAGAAGGTTTAGAGTGCTTACGGAGAGAATATATTGAAACTTAACCTATCCCTGCTCCCGTGGCAGCTTGAAGTTATGGCTGAACCTGAGCGATTCAAGGTTATTGGAGCTGGACGTAGAACAGGAAAGAGTCACCTAGCGGCTGTAACACTGGTTCTAGCAGCCCTAGACGATAAGCCGGGTAAGGTGTTCTATGTTGCCCCCACACAGGGGATGGCTAGGGACATTATGTGGGATAAGCTGTACGAGATTGCTGGTGATATCATTGAAAGCCACAATATCAACAACCTCACACTCACGCTGACCAATGGAGCCACCATATACTTGAAGGGTGCAGATCGTCCAGATACTCTTCGGGGCGTAAGCCTTAAGCACCTTGTGTTGGACGAATACGCTTTTATGAAACCTGATGTCTTCGACAGCATCCTTCGTCCAACCCTCTCCGATAGGAAGGGTACATGTATCTTTATCGGGACACCCGAAGGAAGGAACCACTTCTATGACCTCTACGAGAGGGCGAAGAGTGGGACAGACGAAGGATGGGGTGCATGGCACTACACGTCTTACGATAACCCTACAATGGATAAGGAGGAGGTAGATCACGCTAGAGCTACCCTCCCTAACTGGGCCTTCCAGCAGGAATACATGGCCTCCTTCAGTGCTCAGGGTAGCGAGCACTTTGACGTAGATCACTTCAACTACTACGACAAGCTAGATACTAGCGTCCCCGGAGATTTCTTCATAGCAGTGGATTTGGCTGGCTTTGAGGAGAAGAAGGGCAGTAAGACTGCCAAGCGGGACAACAGTGCCATAGCATGTGTATACGTCACAGACGACGGTGACTGGCATGTTGAGGATATCATCTACGGTAGGTGGACACTGGCAGAGACAGCAGAGAAGATATTCGGCGCTGTCGAGAAGTACAGACCACAGAGCATAGGGATAGAGAAGGGCCTAGCACAACAGGCCGTTATGCAACCTCTGCAAGACCTTATGCGCCGTACCAGCCGTGTATTCAGGATTGAGATGCTGAGTCACGGTAATACAAAGAAGACAGACAGAATACTATGGGCCTTAGCAGGCAGGTTTGAGAACGGTTTTATTAACCTCAAGCAGGATAAACGATGGAACCTAGCCTTCATAGATGAGGCCAGTAACTTCCCCTCTACTCTGGTACACGATGATTTGATTGACGCTCTCTCTTATGTCGATCAGATGGTAACCATCCCGTACAGGTCAGAGATGGATTTTGACACTGACTGGGAACCACTTGACGCAATTTCAGGATACTAGACATGAGCGAAGGCTTTAAGGAAGAGATCGACCACGCAGCAATGGACTTGGATATCACCGATTGGGTGATAGATCAGGCTAACGAATGGCGTGACTACTTCGATTCTAATTACGATGACAAGTTTCAGGAGTACTACCGTCTGTGGCGTTGCCAGTGGGCTGAGGAAGACAAGACTCGTGATTCTGAGCGTAGTCGCCTTATCGCACCCGCTACCCAGCAGGCTGTGGAATCTAACGTAGCTGAACTCGAAGAGGCTTCATTCGGTAAGACAGGCGTTCTCTTTGATGTTGAGAACCCCGGACTGGAGAATGACCCACAGATCGAGGTACTGCGTAACAACCTTACAGAAGACTTCGAGTTAGGTCGTATTCGTGCGTCTATCGGTGAAGTGTTGATTAACGCTGCTGTATACGGTACAGGCGTTGCTGAGATCAATATCGAAGAGCAGATGGTCTACACTCCAGCTACCCAACCTATGATGGATGGGGCGTTAGAGGAGATAGGTGTACAGGAAGAATACCGTACAGTCATCAAGCTGAACCCTCTGCAACCACAGAACTTCCTTATCGATCCAACGGCCACATGCGTAGAAGATGCTAAAGGTTGTGTCGTTGAAGAGTATGTATCCCTACACTCAGTAGAGATGCAGCAGGAGTCAGGTATATATGACAGTACAGTGGTGGTAGGTGTTGCCGCTGCTGATGACGATATCGAAGCAGACCGTGAGCTTACCACTGAAGCCACTGACCGTGTACGTTTGACTAAGTACTACGGCCTTGTACCTCGTGAAGCCCTTGAGAATCACGGTGTAGAGGTAGAGTCCAAAGACATGTATGTAGAGGCTATCGTAGTTATTGCCAACGAAGGCCAGCTACTTAAAGCTATTGAAAGTCCCTATATGTGTAAAGATCGCCCTATTGTGGCGTTCGCTTGGGATGTAGTTCCTAGTCGCTTCTGGGGGCGTGGAGTCTGTGAGAAGGGCTATATGAGCCAGAAAGCCCTAGATGCGGAGATGCGAGCACGTATCGATGCATTAGGACTCACAACCCACCCCATGATGGGTGTCGATGCTACCCGCGTCCCCAGAGGAGCTAGTTTTGAGGTTCGCCCCGGCAAGATGTTTATGACCAATGGCAATCCTCAGGAGATTCTTACTCCGTTCCACTTCGGGCAGGTCGATCAGATCACCTTCGCTCAAGCTGGAGCATTACAGGAGATGGTACAGAGTGCCACAGGTGCTGTTGATTCAGCAGGTCTTGCTGGAGCCATGAATGGAGACGGTACAGCAGCAGGGGCCTCTATGTCCCTCGGTGCTATCATCAAGCGACAGAAGCGCACCCTCGTGAACTTCCAAGAGAACTTCCTGATGCCGTTCGTCCGTAAGGCCGCACAGCGTTACATGCAGTTCGACCCAGAGCGTTACCCTGTAGGAGATTACAAGTTCCGAGTGATAGGTTCGCTAGGTGTTATAGCTCGTGAGTACGAAGTAGGACAGCTTACACAGCTTATCCAGAGTCTACCTCCCGGCACTCCAGCACACACAGCTATCATGTCAGCTATCGTAGAACACCTACAGGTAGCCAACAGAGAACAGGTCATGGAGGCAATCAACAAACCCCCAGAGCCAGACCCTGAAGCAGCAGAACTGGCCAAGAAGAAGCAAGAGATGGAGATACAGGTTCTCCAAGGTCAGATCGGCGTGTTACAGAGTCAGGCTGCTGAGTCTAACGCTAGAGCACAGAAGTACATGGTTGAAGCAGAGCTTGCTCCGAAAGAAACCATTATGAAGTATAGCGACATGAACAACGACGGTCAGATGGATGTAGACTTCGAACAGAAGATGCGACTGGCAGACCTTGATATCAGATACCGTCAGCTAGAGCAGCAAGAGAAAGAAAAACAAACCTTTGAGAAGGAAGGTGCTGAAGCAGAGCTGATACGTCAACTGACAGAGCAAGGGGATGAGAGTGCAAGACCTAACGATTCTGGCGCTACTGAAGCGCCTACAGGATAAGGTTAATTCCATATCCAAGCAGGTTGGCCCTAAGGGTGACCAAGGGCCAGCAGGCAAGGACGGTACAAGCATAAAGGGCGAGAAGGGCGACACTGGAGAGATGGGTGTTGGTCAAGATGGCCGAGATGGGGATGAAGGCCCCGCAGGTAAGAATGGAGAAGATGGGGTTGGGATATCAGGCGTTACACTTGGTATTGACGACTCTATCATCTTCCAGCTCTCTAACGGAGACGAAGCTAGTGTAGAGCTACCGCTTACTCAGGGTTCTGGCGATACCATTATCAACAAGGTTGGTGGCGGTAGTGGAACCTCCGGAGGCTCTCAAGGGCCTCAAGGCCCTGCTGGTTCTGACGGAGCTGACGGTGCCGATGGTGCAGATGGCACTAACGGCAACGATGGAGCACCCGGCCAAGACGGACAGGATGGAGCACCGGGTGAAGACGGAGCACCGGGGATAGATGGACAAGATGGTGCCGATGGTGCAGACGGCGCTCAAGGCCCAGCGGGAGCTGACGGCACTAACGGTACAGACGGCACTAACGGTACAGATGGTACTGACGGAATTGACGGTAACGATGGAGCTGACTCTACTGTAGCTGGCCCTCAAGGTGATGTTGGCCCACAAGGGCCAGAAGGCCCACAAGGGCCAGAAGGCCCCGCAGGTACTAACGGAACTAACGGAATTGACGGAGCTGACGGAGCTGACGGTGCAGATTCAACCGTACCGGGGCCAACAGGCCCAGAAGGGCCGCAAGGCCCACA